CGACGCTCAGCTCCCTGTTCCATCCCTATCGTGGGATCGAACCTCGGGTGCTACCATCGCTTTACGTCGTGGTGATCTTACTTTTAGTAAGTATGACCCTGACCGCATGTTCCACCTGGTCGGTGGACATAGATGCGAAGGTGAAAGCAGAAAAGACAGACTCAGAAGAGTCCGAACTTCCGCCCAAAGAGCGTTAGAAACAATGCAGCAATGTGCTGACATTGTTTCTAGTACACTAGGGGATTTCGATCCTCTAGCGTATAGTCCTAAGCATGGACCTGGTGCCGTGTCTGACTTAGCCTCAACCGAGTATAAATACTCGTTTGAAAGCTGGTCAGAGTCGCTCGAAGGAGTCTTTCCTCAATCTGTATTCGCTTTTGCGAATTACAGCTCTTGGGTTGACTCCGGGGGACTAAAGACAGTCCCACCTGCTTCCAAACTCATATGCGTGCCTAAGACCCAAAAGGGTCCTAGACTTATCGCATGTGAACCTGTTGCACACCAATGGTGTCAACAAATCATTTGGAAGTATCTCGAAACAGGAGTGAGCCAGTCGTGGATTCGGAATTCGATCTCTTTTAGAGATCAAACTAAGAATCAACAATGGGCCCTCTCTGCCTCGCGTACATCTAGCCACTGGACAGTCGATTTATCGGCTGCTAGTGATAGAGTTACGTGCAGGTTCGTTGAACGTATGTTCAGGAGTAATCCTAAACTACTTTCAGCGCTGATTGCGACCAGAACCCCAGATCTCCGGCAGGAGATCACAGGTTACCATCCTGAGAAACTTTCTATTCGAAAGTTCTCAATGATGGGTTCTGCATGCACCTTCCCTATTCAGTCTATCAGTTTCTTAACGATAGCCTTAGCCTCGATCTGTCAAGTTCGAGGACTAGTGCCATCAATAAAGACATTGAAGGACCTGAGTAAGGAGGTCAGCGTTTTCGGGGACGATATCATTGTCCCCTCTGACGCTGGAGAGATGTTGGAACGATATTTGCATCACCTTAGTTTTAAGGTGAACCAAGCTAAAACACACCGGAATGGAAGATTCCGGGAGTCGTGTGGCATGGAGGCATATGATGGAGTCGATGTGACACCAGCATATATCCTACAAGTTCCAACTGCTAGAAAGCCAGAGACCATCTTGTCGGTGGTGGAGAGTTCCAATAACTTTTATAGAAAAGGTTATTGGCGACTCGCTCACTACCTTCAGACGACAGTGAATCGCAGGGATATCCCTGTGGTTTCGCATAACTCTGGCACCTTCGGCTTTGTAACCTTTGCGTCACCTCCTCCTCCTAAGAGGAAGAGATGGAACAAAGACTTACATAGATGGGAGAGCAGACAAACACAAGTTTGTGTTAGAAGCTCACACATCCCGCAAGAAGGTAATGCTGTACTTCTTCAGTACTTCACTGAAGACCCTGACCCAAGTTTACCTTGGAGATCAGGAAAGTACGGCAGACCACGTATAAAATTGAGACGTGGTTGGGCAGATATTTCCAATTCAGGCTTCACGCCTGGCTTACCGGCGACCATACTTTAGGGTCGCTGGTTAAGGGAAGTATCTAAAGTGCATATGCACTCGGAGGTAGACACTAGCAGTGCC